TTATCAGTTGCAATTTCAGTTTCTGTTTTATATTCAAAATTTCTAACTGTAATTTGATTTATTTTGTCAAGTCCAGTTGTGTTATTAACTATATTTTTCTTAATTCTTCTATCAGAAGTTGTTGACCATGAAGAACTATTGTTTCCCTGATAAACAGCACCACCATTAGGACTTATAAAGCCAGTGCTAGTGCCTTTCCCAACTGCATTAGCTCCTATTGCAATCTCATGTCCAGAACTGGTGGCAGAACTTGCTTGAGTATCACGACCTAAGAAGGTGTTGCTACTACTTGTAGTAGCGTATGAGCCAGCTTGATGTCCAATAGCCGTATTTCCAGTAGCGGTTGTGACTGCGAGTAAAGCAGAACCTCCAACTCCTGTATTGGTTCCACCTCCTGTGGCTGCTATTAATGCACCATAGCCTACGCCTACGTTGTTTGAGCCTGTGGTCAGTTGGTCAAAGACTTGACTTCCTACTCCCACATTATAGTCTCCAGTTGATAAACGATTGCCAACAGCAGAACCCACGGCTGTGTTGTGCACAGCACCATCGGCTACTTTTAAAGCATTATTACCTATAGCAGTATTTGAATCATCCGTATCGCTTGCGCTTAAAGCCTCATGTCCTATAGCAATATTGTAACTTCCTGTGGTTAGTGCATCACCCGCCAAGCCTCCAACGGCTATGTTCTGTGTTCCTGTGGTGTTTGCTGCTAAAGCTGCTGTTCCTACTGCCACATTGTTTGAAGCTGTAGTATTTTCTTCTAGTGCTTCATAGCCAATAGCTACGTTCGATGACCCTGTGGTATTAGCCCCAAGCGCATCGTAACCCATTGCTGTGTTATAACTGGCTGTTGTATTTGATTTCATTGAATCTTTTCCAACTGCTGTATTTGCTGCACCTGTCGTGTTTGCTGCTAAAGCAGCTTTACCCACTGCTGTGTTATTACCTGCTGTGGTGTTTGCTGCTAAAGAGTTTTTACCGACTGCAACATTACCAGCACCTGTGGTGTTTGCTTCTAATGCGCTGTGTCCAACTCCTACATTATCTGCTGCAGTCGTGTTTGAATATAAGGCATTTTGACCAACTGCGGTATTTTCACTGCCTGTGGTGTTTGCTGTTAAAGAATTATAACCAACGGCTGTGTTGTTATCGGCTGTGGTGTTCGCATCTAAAGAGTACATTCCAATCGCAGTATTGTAGTCTCCTGTCGTATTAGCGCCTAAAGCACTATATCCAAGAGCAGCATTACGACTGCCTGTGGTATTGGCTCCCATAGAATTATAACCTATGGATGAGTTGTAATTACCTGTGGTATTTGCATCCATAGACAAAGAACCCATAGCAGTGTTTTGCTCACCTGTGGTGTTTGCTCCTAAAGCATAGTAACCCAGTACAGTGTTGTCATTAGCAGTTGTTGTTGCTTCTGCTGCTTGATAGCCAACTAGTGTATTTCTTGCACCAGTTGTTATTGCTTTTCCTGCATCAAAACCAATGCCCGTGTTGGCAACACCTGTAGTATTAGCTGATAAAGCCCTTGTACCCACTGCCGTATTATCAGAAACTGTGGTACTAGCGTCTAAGGCTAAGTAACCAACGGCTACGTTTTCATCGCCTGTGGTGTTTGCTGCTAAAGCTGCTGAACCAACGGCAGTGTTGTTTGATGCTGTGGTATTCGCTTCTAATGCAGCATAACCCATCGCCGTATTGCTACTACCTGTAGTACTTGTAGTAAGTGCATTATGTCCTAATGCTGAGTTTGTTTCACCAGTTGTATTAGCATCTAATGATGCAGCACCGACTGCGACATTACTGGCACCTGTGGTATTAGCGTATAAAGCACCACGACCCATTGCTGTATTATTTGAAGCGGTTGTATTTGAACCAAGTGCTGCGTGACCCACTGCCGTATTGTCATCCCCAGTTGTATTAGCCTCTAGTGAGCCTTGTCCAACTGCCGTGTTTTCGGAAGCTGTGGTGTTGGCTTGTAGTGAAGCACGACCTATTGCAACATTGTCTGTGCCTGTGGTGTTTGCGGTTAAAGAATTATAACCTACTGCCGTATTGTTTGAAGCTGTGGTGTTTGCATCACCAGCAAGACCACCTATAAATGTATTTTGTGTGCCTGTGGTGTTTGCTGTACCTGCGTGAAAACCAACTGCTGTGTTATAAGAATCTGTAGAACTTGTAAAATTCTGAACCTCTAACGCTTGAGTGCCTATGGCTACATTTCTATCGCCTAACGTATCAGTAGTTAGAGTATTATACCCCACAGCAACATTTGAATTGCCAGTTGTTAGTGCATCTCCTGATTGTCCACCTATTAAAGTATTTTTTCCTGCTGTGGTTATTGATGCTCCTGCGGCATAGCCGATAGCTGTTGTATATCCAGTACCCCCTGTTATTGCCCCACCAGCGTTGTCTCCAACTGCCACATTATTACTTGCTGTGGTGACTGCATCCATTGCAGAATCACCTATCGCTACGTTATCCGTTCCTGTCGTAATTGATGTACCAAGTGCGCCAGAACCCAGTCCGACATTGCCTGTACCGCCTGTCATATCCAGTACATCGGTTACAGCAGCACCTGCTCCAGCACCATCGGTAACAAGCATCTTGATTCCGCCATTCGGAATGACAACATTTGCGCCTGTGCCTTGAGATATGGTTACTTGATAACCTGCGTTGTTTTGAATTACCCAAGTCTTACTGACTGTGTTCGGTGCGAGAGTTACTGTATTGGTTGCGGTAATCGATCCTGTCAGCGTTAGAGCAAACGCTCTGGCTGCATCAGAAGAACCATCCGCCATTGTAATTGTATGAGTAGTACCAGTAATCGCTTCTGATCCAGTACCCCATGCTTCTGCTATTAATTCTAAGTTTGTATTGGTACTCGTTCCCCAAGTACCTGACTCATCGCCCGTAGCGATCTCTTTAAGTCTTAGATCATTTACATAAGTTGCCATATTCTTTCCTCATAATAAATTAAGCTGCCTCATCTTTCCAGTTTGGCGACTGTGATGGACTAACATTTGAATAAGATGGTGATTGACTTGCTCCAGCATCTGTCCAATTTGGTGTTTGATCAGGAGCAACTGGACTCCATACTAATAGTCCACCTACTTCACCTGTTCCATATAATCCTGTAACCGCAATAGTTACATGAATTGTAGCTGTTATATCACCAAGACTGCTTGTCATAGCATCTTGAGTGACAGATATAATATTGTTCGTTTCTAGGGTTAGTGTTCCTAAAGCCGAAGTTCCCGCTAATCCTGTTGGATAAACATTAGCGTCACAAGTAACTGTCTCATCACCTTGAGAAACAGTCGATGCTGTACCGCTAACACCAACAAGAGCTACACCATTTGCAACAACTGTGCCTATTGCACCAGTACCAGCTACTCCTGTTTCACTGACATTGGCATCACCGCTAACTGATTCTGTGCCTAGAGCGGTGGTTCCCGCTAATCCTGTAACAGATATATTTGCAATACCTGTAGCAGTTAAACTATTTACTGCACCTGTTCCTGCTACTCCTGTTTCACTTACATTTGCATCAGCAGTTATGCTTAACGATCCAACTGCACCTGTTCCAGCGACCCCTGTCTCTGTAACAATTGCTGTGCCAGTAGCAGTTAAACTACCAATACCACCTGTAGCCTCAACACCTGTCTCTGCTACATTGGCATCACAACTAACAGTTTCTGTTCCTAACGCAGTAGTTCCCGCAAGCCCCGTAAGGCTTACAGTCATATTGTGAGGCTGACCCCATGCGCCAGAACCCCATGTGGAACGACCCCAACCGACAGCCATTAGCTGTCCTTACGCTATTCTAATAACAGCGTTACTTGCGTCTGCGGTTGGAAAAGATATTGTAAAACTACCTGCTGTACTTGTTTTGTCTCCACCAAAATCAAAAACGGCAACTGCTGGATCGCCAGTAGCTGTATCATTATAGATCATACAACCTCTCGCAGTGACAGTAGCTGTTCCGAAAGTCAAATCAGCAAAATCAGTGTACGCAGTTGTTCCTGATGTTGTAGGGTTGACGTTTGTTAAAGCTGCTCCACCCGCAGTATAGTTTGTTCCTGATGCTTCTTGTCCTGTGCTATAGGCTGTGGTAGAAGCACTCATAGTCGCAGAGCTAGTGTATAAAGCAAGTTTAAAAGAGTTTCCTCCAGATGCTTTAAAGTTATGCACCGCTTGCAAAAGTTCACTTTTGAAAGAAGTACACATCGCTTGTGTTATAGCCATTATAGCCTCCTAATAATTTCAGCTAAGTCTTTATGACCTTGCTGTTCTAATTGATTCCCTATAGTACACATATGGTTTTTAATCGCCTCATGCATATAATAAGCAATGATTTTGTAGCACAAATTTTTAAAAGCGTGTGCTTGTGCTTTAATTTGCGGTGGTGCTGTATCGCTCACCGAAATAATTTTGTCAGTCGCCATTTCAGCAACTTCTTCTGGAGTATGACCCCTGTTTTCAGTTGTCTTAACTCCTAAATTTCCTATAGATATTGTAAAAGAATCTGTTTCCATTAGTATTTATTTGGCTCTGGAGGGTTTAAATTTATATCATTTCTATCTATCTTTCCAACTGGCTTTAAATTTTCTTCTATTTGAACCTCAGAAAACTTACAAACCTTTATTCCTTCTCCATTTTGATAAGTAACTTTTGGATCATCTAATCTATGATAACCATAAAGTTTATCTTTAAAACCTATATCTGTATCTAAAAGAGATGATCTAGGCGCAATTGAAACATTTATTCCAGAATCTATACACTTAGATAACCAGAATTCAACACAAGCCCTGCCTGCTTCTGCAAAATGCATGTTGCTCTTATAAGTAAAATCTACACCGAAAATAGAAACACTTTTAACATTAGACCACAAAGCATAAGCAATCGCATAAGCAATCGTATTGTTAAAATAAGAACACCCTAGTTTTTCTACAATATCTTCTAATGGATATTCTTCAACAGCAGGCACTCTTTCATCTAGCTCACAAGAATAAATTGGATAATAAGCAGTTGGCAATACCAATCTCATCATCTTTGTCATAGACCCTGCATCTTCTGAATCTAAGAAACGACTCATAGGGTCTAATATGAAAGCTCTGTCTATGCGAGGCAAAACACCTATCATTGCATTAACTGCCCATACCTCATCAAACAATACGCTATGAACCTGTGATAAATGGAAATCTATCTGGCTTTGTCCCATTGCTACAATTGCAATGTCTTTATCTTCCATTTTTTTAGAAGATTTAAAGCTGTCCTGCTCTGTAGGCATCGTTTCTGTCTCTGCCTTCTCCTAATACTTTAAGCCTGCCTAATGCAGATTCATATCTTGTGTTATAAACAGTCATCATATCCTGTTCGCCTTTCATATATACATAGCCTTCTAGCAAACAAGCATACAGCAATGCTGAAGGAGCATTCGTTGATAACCATGTTGTACCACTATCAGAGCCAGCAGTTATTGATGCCGGTCTATAAAAGTAATGTAATTCAACATTGTAAGCAGAGTCTGGTGTTGGAGCTACAATAAAGTAATCATTATCAAATATAGCGTAGTATTCAGGCTCTCCTGTTGTAGTTGCGTTTGGATATAGCTCTCTGATCCAATTAACATCTTTGTTCATTAAAAAAGTTTGATTACTGCTGGCTGTATAAGATAAAGAATAAGGTGCTAAAAAATCACTTGGAATGCCTAAATACTGGTTTCCTGAAGATAAAGAACCTGTTTGATTCTTTCTGAATACAGGTAACTGAACATTCTCAAGAATACGATCTTCTGCTTGTTTAATCATATCAGGGAGATATGTAGTAAAAGAAGTCTCACTATTCTGGAGATAATTCTGTATTAAGTTTTTTAATTCAGCGTAAGTCATTGTTTTTTATAACTTTCCACCACCAAATTTTCTTTTAACTTGATCTTGCCAAATTTTTACTTCTAAGTCGCTATTTGATTTTGCAATTTTATCTCTTGCTTCTGATAATTTTTTTCTAACATTAAGATCGTCTTGGCTTAATTCGCCTTTCATGGACTTGCCCATCCATTCTTTTCGATTTTTGTCTTTTTCTTTAAATCTTTTGGCAGCATCAGCCGTTCTTTTGTCTCTCATCTGCATTGCTGTTTTCAATTTTTTCTTTTTAGGCATTTTTTTATCCTCTAACTTGTTGTTACTTTAAGTGTTCCTATTTCGCCATTCATATCAAGACCAACTGTTCTTGATCCAGCAGAAGTAACACCACCGCCAATAGGATCAAATGCATACAAACGCCTACTTGCTTCTTGTGCTTTATCAGGTCTTGGGTTCTCCAAAGCAATTGGATCATCAACTGGCATTCTGCCTAGTTGATACTGAGGCTGATCTTGATCAAAACACTCAGGACAAACCAAGAATCCACTGAGTCTTGTGTCAACTACTTCATCTTTTAAATCTTTTAAGTCGTAACGAAAACCGCAACGATCACAAAATCCAAAAGCATACTTACCTTGTGCAAACTGTGTCATTAGTTACTGTAAGATGTCCACGGCACAAAGCGAAAATTCGCTTTAACCCTATCTTCCTCAGATGCTAGTTGCCACTGTTCTTCATATTCTTGTTTAAGAAAAGACAATCTATCTCCAGCTTCTGGTCTTTTCATTGCTATATAATATGCAAGTCCAGCAACCAAACAAGGTAAAAATCTTTTAGGAACATCCATGTTATTACTGCCGGGTGTCCCGCTATCGTATATTTGTCTAATTCGATAGTAAGAAACAGTATAGGTTTGCGTAGAATCAGGTACGGGCCATACTGTATATTGCGGTGTTGTTGTAAGCCTTTGAATCCATATCTGAGTAGGCTGACCTGACTGTAGTTTATTCGGTATATCAGCATACTGACTAGGCGATATTCTGGTTAATTGATAATCAGTTTGACTAGAACTATCTCCAGAATTTAACCTAAGATGTGTTTCCATCAAGTCAATCGTATCGTCAGGCAATGTATAGGTTGCTGTATCGGCAGTTAATGTTTGTGTTCCATTTTCGATTGTCCACAAGTTGATTCCACGATTTTGCCATTCGAGCATCATCATATCAATACTGCGTCTAGCAGTACGATAGTCATAGCCAGTGCGAGCTTCTAGTCCCGCTCGTTCATAGGCTTCTTCAACAATCTCACCTATATTGAGATTGAAAGCATTAGTGGTCGCAATAGCCATTTAATTAACCATTCTTGCGAAATTTCTGTGGTCTAGCTGCGCCACTGCCACGGGCAATAGTATATTCACCATAAGCATCAGTATTGCCTTTAACTGAACCGCCTTTAGAATATCGTCTTTTCTTTGTTGACTTTGGTTTGCTAGATTTAGAATCGTAATAACTAGGCATATGCCCTCCTGATTTTTTTCTTTTTGCTTTGGAATAAGATATAGCAACAGCTTGTTTCTGGGGATATCCCTCTCGTTTTAACTTAGAGATATTCCCAGAGATAACTTTTTTAGAAGCACCACGTTTAAGTGGCATTACTTTTTAGTTTTTTTCTTCGCTGTCTTTTTAGCAGGAGACATAGCTTTCATAGAGGCTTGTGCTTCTTTCTTAGTCATAAGATTTCCATCAACGATAACTTCTTCGCCATCGATAATCTCTGCAACTTGAAAAATTGGCTCTCCACTTGGAACTCTTTCTCCGTTTTGAACTACTTTATATTTTGCCATAATAATTCCTAGCTTGGATTAGTGTAATGTTTGATCACAGTCATAATGATAGTGTAACTATCGCCACTGCTATGACCAACAGTTGTAAACTGGATATCTCCAGTTGCGCCACTTCCTGCATTATCAGGAATACCACTAAATTCAGAGAAATCAAATTCATCCGCCCAATCAGCAGGAAGCTGAATAGCTAAAACATCGGTGCTGGCATCAAAATATATCTTGACTCCCATGCCGATATTACTGAATGAAATTTTTTCAATACTTACAGAGCTACAAGACATTCCTGTTACTGGATTAGTTGTTAAACCAGAAACATCAATCTTGGTGACGGCACTCTCTCCAGTGCCGTCACTCACATTTGTAAATCTGAATATAGCTTTTTGCGCCCCATCTTGGATGGTTTGTGTTGCTACTGCATCAGCCATAATTTACTCCTTATTCAAATGGAGTAGCTAATGTACCATCGCCATGAAGAAATGCCTCACAATGCCACACCGCTGCTGAAGTTGCTACTAAACGAATTACTCCGCCCACTAACCAACCTTGAGCTGCTGATCCTAGATCAATAGTGTCATCATCACTAGCATCAGGAATAAAGGTATTGGTATCGCCAGCAGTTGCTGGATCAAATACTTGTGCAAAACCAGAGAATAAATCACTGGCATTGTCTGTATTGATTTGTCCTGCACCTGTAAAGGTAGTGCCAACTATAAATGTATAGTTAAGCCCAGCCGCAGCAGTTGGAAGCGTTACCACTATTCCTGCTGCTCTATTTAGAGTGTAAACAGTACCTGAATCAGTGGACTCAACCGAGTGAGTAGCACTGGTAATACTGCTGATATTGGAATAAGAAGAAACATAACCTGTTGTGGTTATATTACCGCTAGAATCAATATCTAAATTAGTTGTTACGGCACCAGTGCTTTCAGCAATGCTAATTTGCTCAAAACCATTCTCTGATCGAACTGGTCCGTTAAATGTTGTATTCGCCATAATTTCCTCCGTGGAAAATAATCTATCGTCTTTGGCTTAGTCTGCTAGGTCAGTCGATAGACAAGAATTTATCCTAGATTAAGTTAATGGGGGTTGAGTAAGAAACCCCCCCATCACAGGTTCCATTAACAAAATTAAGCTCCTGAAGTTCCGTAAGCACCAAGCGGATCAGATACCCCGAAGGAATATCTTTCTCTTGCTTTGTATCTTACATTACCAGTATCAAAATCGCCGTCCATGCTCGTTTCCATTGGAGTTCTAACGAAATGTTTGAATCCATTTGGAACATCGGTCATTAAGAACCATGCATCAGTATCAGTTAGATAATGATTCACAGCATAACCACCGGGAACAACGCCCATTGATTTTATCGCATTAATATCATTGTCAGCAGTACCCACTCTGAGATCAGACTGTAGTATCCGTTGAGCAACAAACATCAAGTTAGGCGGTATAATCAACTTCGTTGGTTTTGCAGCAATTAGCAAACCACGCTCATCTGTCCAACCAGCAATAGTTATAATGGCGGCTTCTAGTGAAGTCTCATTAAGATCAGCATCGGTTGAAGGTTTGTTAGCGTTTGTTCCACCCGAAACAAGAGGGTGAGAGGTGCTGAATAAATCAACTCCATCACCTGAGTCATAGTCTCCAAATCCTTTATTCAAAGGATATGCAGCTTTGACTTGCTTCGTATAAGCCATAGCTCTGGCAAGTGCTTTAGTGTAGCGTGCAGAAAGCGAATCATAAAGATTATCTTCCATAGCTTCTTCAGTAATAGCAAATCCCATTGCAATGGTTTCGTGGTTGTAGCGAGCAGTAAAAGATTCTTGTGCGTTATCATAACTGATAGCAGCACCTTCGTCTTTTACGGGGGCAGCGTTAAAGCCACTTAGCTTGACTTCTTCTTCAAACGATCTGTCGGAAGATTCAGTCTCATATATCTCTTCATGCTCATTGTCGTACTTGCCGTACTCTAACCCAAACAACGCATTTAAACCGGGTAGAAGTTCTTTAAGTAATTGTGCTCTTGAAATAGCCATTTATTAAATTCCTTATATTCCAGTTGTGTTGTCCATGAGGTGCCCAGCATTAAACTTGACGACAACATCAGTGTAACTATCACCAACTTCCGAGTTCGGTCCATCAACGAATTGAATAATACGAACTGGTAGTGTATTGGTAGTAGCTGCAGTAGAAATATCGACAGCGTTTTTGCTAGTCCCTATAGAGGTAGAGCCTGCTGTTTGAATAACCGCACAATTAGTTCCCAATACAGCTTGAGCGGCAGAGCCGTCACATTGCATTTGGAAAGTAATATCTGGGTCATCCATAACATAGGCTACGGCATCTGAAGCAGAAGTAGATGCGGGCCATTGTTGATTGAAGGTCTTTTGATTAGTACTTGGATCGGTGTAAGAACATCCGACAAAAATACCAATTGGAGTCAAGGTAGTCGTACCAGCGTCTTTTTCGACAGTACCGGCAGTAACTAGCTTAACAAAGTCGCCATAAAAAATACCAGTACCATAAGCACTCGCAATTTTATAGTGACGAACTTTTCCGCTAAAAGAACCATTACAACTAAGTCCAGCTTGTGGCATAGCACCGTAAGGTGTTGCACTACTAGGCATAATAGCCTCCCTATTTACATCACAAAGTTAAAATTCATAACCCCATGAAATAACAAGTTATTTCTTAGAGTTACTCCCGAAAGTAACCCTAGACTGCCTTTCCGGTTGAAGCATAGGCATTCTTGGATCATTTTCTCTAAGGTAATTATTATCAATGCCACTCATCTGTTGATCAGCCATATTCTCATAGTATTCTCTACGATCCTTGATCATCTCAACAGGGGCTTTACATAATAATAACCCGCCAACTTCAATTGCACCTTCGCTTGCCCAGCGTGAATCTTCATCCGAAAGTATTTTCAAACTTGGTTGAGACTCAGCAGATACGACCTCCCAGCCTTCTCTAAACTTACTGGAAACATTAGTGTTATCTGGATTACCAATCATGCTGGTTCTTATCCATCTAAACACCCATCCTTCCTCTGGTTCAGGGTCAGGTAGTACATTTGGTGGCGACCACGACTTCTTTCGTTGTGTGGTTTTTCGATTATACTCCTCTCTTGGAGTGCGCTCTTCAGACATATAAATATCCTCTAGTTGTTTGCAGACATATCCTTAACCAATTGGTTAGCATATTGTTCTGGCGTTACCCCAAGACGCTTTGCGAGGGCGACTTGAGTTGCTGTAAGCTGTACTTTGCGTGGTTTCGCACCATTATTGCGTGTAGCAGGTGCGATCACGGAACTTTGGGAATTAGAGCTTACAGCTTGTTTTTCTTCACTCCCAAAGAAATCTGGAAATACTGACTTCATTCTTGAATCTATTCTTTCATAGTATTCATCAGAAGCAGGATCAATGTTTTCTTCTCTTACTAATTTTTCATGCACACCATATGCAAAGCTAGTCATTTCAGCATCATTACCAAACCATTGGTTTTTTGCTTGCCATGAAATTGCTTTATCATCAGGTCTTGGTGGCATCTGTTGTTGAGGCACAAACTGTTCTTGTTGTTGTGGAACAAATTCTTCCTCTGGAATTCTTGCATTAAACTGTTCAGCACTAGCCGCATCCATAGTTGCTCTAGTTAAAGCCTCTTGAGCGGCAACCATTTCTTCTGTATTGCCTTGTTCGTAAGCCTCTTTATATTTTTGTTGAGCAGCTTGTTTAGCAAACTCTGCTCTTTCTTCGGCTTGTTTTCCGAGATATTGCTGACCATCATTAACCAATCGGCTTAAACGATCATTTTCAGACTTTATTTGCTGTGCATATTTAATTGCTTCATCACGAAGTTTTGCAGCTTGTTCTTTCTGCCTTCTTTCTTCGTGGTGTTTTGCTGTTAGTTGATCAATTCTTTTTTGAACGCCCTTATCAACATTCAATATTTCATCATCAACTGGCTTGTCTTTAACATCTTCAGCAAAAACCTTTTCTTTCTTTTCGGGTTTTGTTTCAACATCATCGACAATTTCAATATCAATCTCATTTTCAGGTTCAACAACCTCATCTGGCTTAGAGCCAATCTTTGATTTTACGCCTAAAAACTTCTGTTCTGTACTCATTGTTGAGTTTTCGTTAGTATCGCTCATACTTTTTCTATGCCTCTGGGATCATCAACCACCGCTTCGACACTATCATCATTAATGATGCGAAATTCTTTCCCATGAATCTTAATACGAGTGCCACTAAATGATCGAAACACAACAAAATCTCCTTCGGAACACCAAGGTCCAGTAGGAAATCGTGATTCGTCTTTGTAACAATCAGGTCCCATTTTTAAAACAAAGCCTGTAATGGTAGATACTTCTTCATAACGGATAGTTTCTTCCGCCTTGATGATACCACCTTCGGTCTTTTCTTCTTTTTCTGGGATTGCTATTAGGATTCTATATCCTGTGGGTTCTGGCAACTGTGTTGCCTCTTGCTTTTCTTTCTCTATATCGAGAGCAGTATTCATGACCACCTCTTTGCACGGAATTATTAAAGGTTTCCGAGTTACCTTGCGGCACTATGCCGATTTAGAGTCGTTCTAATTCTTGAATAATATCCAAGAGTTCACGCTCTGCGAGGGCTAAACCCTCGATTACACCAGATTGATGTTTATATTCATCAAAGCTGGTACAACTTCCTGTAGCAATATTATCTGCTCTATCGTTCATTAAGTCTCGTATTCTTGACTTAAATTTTTCAATCAGCATATCACTGCTCATTAGTATTGCCTGATGTTATAGTAGATGCAAGCCTTGATGCAATCTCTGCAGCTTTGGTTGCTTCTTCGCTTTCAATCTTTTCGCCCTCTACCTGTGCATCAATAACATCACTAACAAGTTTTTGTTTTACACTGGCATCAGCAATTTTTTCTTGCGACCTAATTCTCTCAAGCTCAATAGCATCACGGCTTTGAGACTTTTGCATATCAACTTGTGCATCAACCATATCGGCTTGAGCCTTGCGTTGAACTTCAGCTTGTTTAATATCAAGCTCACGCATTTTTGCTTGAACCAATGGGTCTTGCATTTGTTCTTGAATTTGTTGTTGTTGCACTTCTCTTTGGTGTTTCTGCAATAATCTTTCCGCAGCTTCTGCAACCATTGATGACAATCGTTTCTCAATATCTTCTGGCAATGGCTCACCCATAGGAGGCAATTCAATGCCCAATTCTTTTTCAATCTCATCACGATATTGAAACGCTAAATGCTCTCTAATATGAGACTCTAATGATGCTTGTAGTAACTGCATACCCTGTGGGTTGTTTGCGCCCATTTGAGCCAACTCTGGGTCTTGTATTGCGCTCATGTGCACTCTAATGTGCGCTTCCTGATCTTGATATTCAAATGCTTTAACTGGCTCCCCATTAAGCATATTCATATTTTCACTAACTGGATCAGCAGGCTTCACATCATCGCCTAGCGGAACAATCTTGTCTGCATCTCTAATGCCTAATGTATCTAGCATCTGCCTGTGTAATTCAGGCAGATTATAAATCTGTGGCGATTGTTGAGCCAACTGAAGTGCTGCTTGATACTGCATTATCCTTTGAGACATTGTTGCTGAATTTGGATCAGAAACAGGTTGCACATCAATTCTTTCATCAAAATCTTCAGCCTTAATATCAGACTCTGCATCAACCTCATAAGGATAAGATGGAGAGGTAAAGTCTTTAATTACATTAACCAAGATATTAAACTCTTGTTTCATTGAAGCGTGAAGCCTAGATTGTATAGCAGTCATAACTTTCATACTTCTTTCAAGAATCGCCAGTGTTGTTCCAACTGGAGCTTCTGAGTTCATGTCACTAACATTTAAGTCTGATGCACTGGTAAACCTTCTTCCTTCTTCGACAATGTTTCCTAGCAACTGATAAAGAGTTGCTGATGGTTCTTTGTAAGGAAGAAATGTAATGTTGTCC